GCAACAAAACACTCAACAATGCCCTTAGCCTCGTCAATTGAAACCTGACCAGGCATCGCTTTGAAATTGAAAGTCTCCGAAACCGGCATATTCCACCTCGTGTAAGCAAGACAATCATAAGACAGTCTCGCTTGCTGTAGGGGAAGTTCGAATACCTATTTCAGTAAATAGGTGTTTTCAGTAAATCAGGAGAACTTCAGACGGCAACGACAATTAATCGTAAGGTTCGGAGGTGCTGTTGGGTCTCCGGGGAATCGGAGCACTGAACCATCAGCCATAAATCCTTCGCCGAGTCCGACGCTCTTGCCGTGAAGAACCTGATGTTCGTTTCGGACGCGCGAATCACGCCTCGTCAGCCAAGTCTTTTTAGTTACCCGTAACTGCTTTCCCGCCATATAGACGCCAGCATTGAAGGCAGTCTGAGATTCGTGTTCCGCAATCAATCGTCGACGCTTGCCGAGCAAGTTGGCAAAGATTGCTACAAGAGCCGCACGAAGAATACTGAGCCGGTCTTCCTCGTCTTCGTTGGCAATTGCCATAGCCACAAGGAGAGCAGCCGCAATTTCTTCCTTGGTTGTCTGATTGACCTTCTGGGTGCGGGCGACCTGCTCCGCTACATACCTCTTGAACTCTTCCTCATCTAGTTCATTCGGTTCGCCAGATTTGCTGAATGATAGTTCAGCAGCATCATTGACAATAGCCGAGTAGACGGGCGCTAAGTCATCAGCAAGTTGGCGATTCCAGATGTTCTCATCAAACACATCATCGGTACGGAGTTCACGACTATTCATTAGTCGCTTGGCTTTTGCTCCAAGTGCCTTTTCTAGGACAACCCGTTGTTGTCTTTCGAAAAATCGCTCCAAGTTGCGGTCAAGGATTTCAGCCCACCGTTCTGAGGTCTGCTCTGCTTTGATGTCCCATTCGTCAATAACTTGGGTATCCATCTTGGTCTCGAATCGACCATGACGTGCTGAGAGTTGACCAGGAGCGCCTTGAGCCGGAGGGGCGACTGCTTCAATTTCTGGACCAGGCGATGCGCCGGGGGCAATCTGGTCAGTCGGACCCGGCTCACCGGCTGGAGTTGCCGGACCAGTTACCTGCTCTTCTGGAACGGTCTGTGCTTCTTGTCCAATCATCGGAAGACCCGGAGGCTGTGCCTGTCCTTCAGCGGGAGGAACAGGTGCTCCAGCCATTTCTCCCCCTGCCGGAGGTGCTCCGCCCGGAGGCGCTGCGCCCATATCAACCGGTTGCACCTGACCGGTCTCAAACGGCTTTTCGGTGTTAGCAATAGGAGCCATATTCGGACTAACTAGGAGACTGTCAGCAAGTTCTGACTCAACAGTCTTGCGACCCGTGACCTTGCGATATTCATTCACGCTGATGAGACCAGCCTGAAATTCATCCATCGAATAACGCTCACGCTCTTGCTTGGCGATAATCAGAATGGGAATCTGACCTGTCTCGAAGTCAACATAAAACTTGTCATCAAGTTCATCAAGACCACGAGCAATCTGCTCAAGGTGAGGCATCATCGTTTCCATCCAGAAAACACGAAGTTCCTCAGCGGCGTTATTAAAGGTTCGGCCAGCCGCATTTCCAATAACAGATTCCGGAACGCCAAAGGCAGCCAGAATTTCTTCCTTCGTCAACTGGCGCATTTCTACATAACTTGCATCCCGAGGGGATGACGATGTATCGATGTAGTCAGCACCATCATCGGATGAGATGACCGTAATAGCGCCCGTGCGGTTCAGGTTTCCTCGGAACCGACTTCGGAGTTCATCTTTATCATCATCATCAATCTCTGAGCGAAGAACTAGCAAGCCACCCGGACGACCATCATTAAGCAAGAAATTACGGTTATAGAGTTTGGAGAGATTCTCAATCTCAATAGCAATTCCTGCTGACTCCATTGGAGTCAAAGACAAGTAGGGGTCAATCGGGTGGGGTCGCCGAATCCACAGAACATCATCGGGCGGAACAATGACTTTCTCACCAGTGGGCATTTGAACTTCGTAGCCAGCAACAAACCTTTTCGCATCGGGAATTGGTGAGGTGAACTGAGGTGGGAGAAGGTTTAGGGCAATGAGTTTGCCGGAGCGCCCACGAATCTTTTCAATAAAGACGCCACGGGTGCTCATCAAAAGTTGACTAGACATCCGATAGCGGAAGATAAAACTGTTTTCGCCCTGATTGGCACGACTATTTAGTAGGTCAAGTATCTCGTGCTTACGGGTAAGAATTTCGCCATTGGGGTCATTGTCTTTGCGAAGAATGATGGGCAGTCGCGCTTGGTTGCCAGCGATGGCATCAATGCATCGGTTAACCCAAGTAACCTTCTGCATTCCTTCGCGATAAGCGCGCTCAATGTCCCACGAATCACGATAACCCTTTCCAGCGATGGCGGGATTATTGGCAATTGGCGAGCCGGGTCCAAGGTTCGCTGCCTTCCCCTCCATTGAGGTGCCGAGGCTTTTCGTATTTCGTGAATTCCAAGCCATATTTATTCAGACCCCAACAGGTAGCCAAAGAGACCGCAAGCAGTTCCAGCCACGATAAAGCCCGCGGCTGGTAAAATCATGTAAGCACCAACACCTGTCAATAGTATAAACGCAAACATTAAGGAATTAGCGGTTAGAGCACGCCAGTTACGAACTCTTGATAATGCAAAGATTTTTTTCACGTTCACCTCAAAGCGCCTGCTGACACTAATGTATCGCACTAGAGATTAGGAAGGCGCAATGGCTGATTGGGACAAGATTCTAAAGTATCTAGAGCCGAAGACACCTGAGTACTGCCCTGAGGTTCCTTCAATAACTCAAAAGGTCTTCCTCCGTACTTATGCTCTTGAGGCACTCTTTGGCGGAGCAGCCGGTGGAGGCAAGTCAAGTGCCTTGCTCATGGCGGCACTCCAGTATGTAGACGTGCCGGGGTATTCGGCTATTCTTTTCCGTCGCACCTACGCCGACCTTGCGCTTCCCGGAGCCATCATGGACCGCTTTACCTCATGGATGGCTAAATATGACGATGTCCGCTGGAACTCCAATAATTACACCGCCGTGTTCCCATCAGGAGCCAGAATCTCATTTGGTTACCTAAATAATCAGCAGGACTACCTCAGATATAAGGGCGCTGAATTTCAGTTCATCGGGATGGATGAGGTGACCGAAATTAGAGAATCTGACTATCGGTACCTATTCTCCCGTCTCCGCCGACCCGCAAAAGGGTCGTTGGCGCAGGTCCCCCTCCGAATGCGAGCCGCATCGAACCCAGCCCCAAACTGGGTTCGTCAACGCTTTATCGTTGAGGGGCAAAATCAAGGGCGGATATTCGTTCCATCTAAACTCCACGACAACCCCGGCATTGACGCAGAGTCATACCGGCAGGCGCTTCAAGCCCTTGACCCTGTTGAGAGGCGTCGTCTTGAGGAGGGAGACTGGTTCAGTACCAGCCTCGGAAGCCTCTTTGAGCGGGAAAACTTCATAATTATTGACCCGCACGAGGTCCCCCAAATCGCTTCCAATGCTAGAGCAGTCAGGTTTTGGGACCTTGCGGCAACTGAGCCATCACATTCCAACCCGAATCCTGACTGGACAGTAGGAACACTTGTCCTATTAGATGGGGGTGTAAGTTACATTCTTGATGTCAAGAAGGCTCGGGTAAAGGGCGAGAAAGTTGAACAACTCATTGCGCAGACTGCCTATGAGGACGGACCGTCGGTTGCGATTCGAATGGAGCAGGAACCAGGCTCTAGTGGAAAAGCCCTCGTAGACCAGTATGCGAGGTATGTGCTGCCGGGTTATGACTTCATTGGCATCCGGTCAACGGGAGACAAAATTACACGTGCTCGCCCATTTGCCGCTGCCGTAGCCAACGGTAATGTCAGAGTCGTTCGTGGGTCATGGTTAACGGAGTGGCTTGACGAATTTGCTTCTTTTCCCGAAGCATGCGACCATGACGACCAAGTTGACTCTGCCGTCGGAGCGTTCACACATTTGACAGGGTTAGGGTTGCCTCAAAGACGGAGAGCGTCTATAATCCTCTGAATACCAACTACGAAATTTGCTAGGAGTGAAAATGACTGAAAATGCTGTCTTGTCATGGCGCACAGCCGTGGACGAGTTTCAACAGGCAATTCTCGTTCTTGATGAGCGAATGAATGCCCATAGAACGAATGCGGACAACTCCGTTGATGACGAATGCGAACTGCTGGTTCGGCTATCCAATTTGAAGACTCAAATTGCGGTGCTCTACGACGACCAAGTCAAGCACCTGATGGACAAGATGACGGAGACGGAACTGGTTACCCTGAATAGTGGTGAAACCATTGAAAAGAAATGGTCAAAAGACCGCAAGGGCTGGAAGCATAAGGACTTAGCGTCCGTTGTTGCTTCCCGTATTGAAAATCTCGCTATCGATATGGATACTGGTGAGCGAGTAATGAGTTCGTCCGAAATGATTACGAAGTTGCTGGATTTTGTCCAGCCCTCGTACTGGCGAGTAACTGCGCTCAACGAAATCGGCATTAATGCTGATGACTTCTGCGAGGCAGGCGATTCCAAACCATCACTCTCTATTAGGAAGGCAAATTAATGAATGACAATATGTATGACCGTCTGTCCGAACCATTTCCGGAGGAGATGGAGCGAACAGTTCAGAAGAGTGGCACACGACTGACATACCTTCCGGTTTCGGAAATTATCAACCGGATGAATCGAATCTTTGGACCGACCGGCTGGACGCATCAGGTTTTGTCATGTGGACGCGACGCCATTGATAATGACTGGGTTGTTGCTCATGTGCGAGTTTCCGTCTCCCATGAGGGGAAGAACTCAGACTGGCATTACTCAAGCCACGATGGATTCGGTGGCGTGCGCGTCAAGCGAACTAAGAATGGTGACATCGTTGACCTTGGCGATGAGTTCAAGGGAGCCGTATCTGATGCCATGAAAAAGGCATGTCAGCATTTCGGCGTTGGTCTTTATCTTGCTCGTGACGCTGAAGCAATTGAGGTGGACGAGGCAATGCACGCACCTGTTGCGCCCGCCCCTGCTCCGATGTCCGTGAGCCTCAAGGATAAGTATGACCGTTTCATTGAAGTTAGGGCATTGCTGACAGATGAGCAGGTCGCCAGCCTTCGTGAATATTGGAATTCCTACAGCGATGGGCGACCGGTTCCGAAGCCTTCGGAGTTCACCGAAAAAGAACTTGAGGTCTTGACTGTTGAAGCCCTGCGCCTCCAGTTCAATGGTGTCGTTCAGGCTCAGGTTGATGGAGAAGAAGCAGAGGGGGAGTAATGCTCACAGCGCCCCCTCATCTTTCCCCTTCATCCATCAATACATTCCAGCAATGTCCGCTGAAGTTTAAGTTCAGCAAGATTGACGGGCTGATGGAGCCTCCGACTGTTCATACACTGCTCGGTAACTTTGTGCATGACATCTTGGAATCGCTCTACAACCTTTCTATCGACCAAAGAACCATGCCTGTAGCAAGGGCGTTGGCACGGTCGCATTGGGAAGAAACTTATGAAGCGAAGGTGGAATCACTTTCTCTTAATAAGCATGATTTCCGCTGGAAAGCGTGGTGGTGTGTAGAGAACCTCTACAAAATTGAGGACCCCATCGAAACCTGTCCTGCCGGTATTGAGTACGAAGTTAATGGTCAGATTGAAGGTGTAACAGTCAAGGGTTTCATTGACCGATTTGAAGTTCTTGACGACAATACATTGCTCATTTCAGACTATAAAACCGGCAAAGTCCCCAGTCCAAAATATATGGATGACAAGTTCCAGCAACTTTTCATTTATGCCGCAATGGTAGATGCGCTCGGTGTTGGCTCAGCGTCTCGGGTTTCGCTAATGTATTTGGTGGCACCTAAGGTGCTTTCGCGCGATGTAACGCAGGAAAGTATTGAAGCAACAGTAGAAACAATCGTCTCTACTAAGAAGCAAATTGACATTTATTGCGAAGAAGAGAACTTCCCAGCCAAACAAAGTGGCTTGTGTAATTTTTGCCACTTCAAGAAAATGTGCCCTGCGTGGGTGAGATAGAGGAATTATGAATGACGATTCATTTGCACGTCTTGTAGCAGAAGAAGTAAAGAACAAGGTTTCTCGCAGTCAGCGAGAGATTTTGCTCCAGAAGGAAAACTGGGATAAGTGGCGGAGAGCGTTGATTGCCCTTATTGAGACTCTTCAAGTGCAACTTGACAATATTAGCGAGGACCAAGATGCGGACAAAGAGCGGTATGGGCGATTGGGTCCAGACGGCACTCGTTTGCTTGCTACGGCAATCGCTGATTACGAACAGAGGCGTTCAAAGATTGAGCGTTTTAAGTTCCATGTAGAGCGTCGACTTGATGAAGTTGAGCAGATGATTACAACTGGTTCGTTGCCAGAAGCCGACCCACTTAAAAATGCGGTTCTTTACGAGAATGCTATCAAAAAGCATAAGTCAATGATTGAAGAGTTTGATATTGAGCCTACTCCTATCGATTTAGCGCTCTGGAATGCTCTTGATGGTGTTTGGGCTTTCAGCAAGATTAAGGCTGAGGACATTCTTGAGTGATACGGTTAGTCCGTGAAACGCGGAAAGCCGATGAAACGCACGCCCCTCGCAAAGAGGTCAGCCAAGCGTCAGGAAGTCTATAAAGAGCGCATACCGCTTGTAAAGCGCCTGCTTAAAGAGCGTCCATGGTGCGAAGCATGCCCTGTCTTTGCTAAGCACGACAAGGTAGTTGTTTATATTCGACGTCCAAGTCAGGACATCCACGAGTTGAAGCGTCGGAGCCAGATGGGTTCAATTCTTGACGAGAGCAATCTATTGGCAGTATGCCGTGAGTGCCATCGGCGTATTGGAAATGAACCGCAGTTGGCATTTGACCTTGGACTCTCTATTCACGGCTGGGAAGAAGACTAAGGCTCAGTCATGAAATCAATTCTTGGTCTTGACCTCTCCTTGACAAGCACCGGCTACAGCGGATGTGGCAAGAGTGGAGCGATTTCATCTAAATTCAAGGGAGTAGAGCGCCTAGATGACATTAGTCAACAACTTCATAATTTAGTTACAACATTACCAAATGACACAGTTGTCATTATAGAAGGCTATTCATTTGCAAGTCGTCATTCACAGGCTCACGCAATTGGAGAACTCGGTGGCGTCGTAAGGCTGACCCTTCATCGGTTGGGCATTCCGTTCATAGAAGTTCCACCCACCTGCCGAGCAAAGTTTGCAACTGGACGCGGAAATGCATCAAAGAATGAGGTTATTTCTGCGCTCTCAGCAAGAACAGGAATTATTTGGTCCGGTAAAAGCGCCGACGATGAGGCTGATGCATGGATTCTAGAAGAGATGGGCAGATGCATTGTGGGCAACCAGCGTTACGACTGGCCCAAAGCAAACCTTGATGCCCTAGACAAGATAGACTGGTCACTTATTAAGAACTATGGAGATACTAATGAATGACGACATCGTGACACGACTATTAGATTTCAAGCCATTGAATGACGCTGATTTAGCGAGACTCATGCTGGATGCCGCCGACGAGATTGAACGACTGCGGGCCGAAGTCAATCTTTGGATGGGGTCGGCAGAACTCTTTGCAGAGTCCGACCCGAAGTTTGAGGCGTTCCGGTTTTATTTCCGTGCGAGAACAAAGGCGGTGCGTGGTGAGTGACGGCCCGAACCTCTACCTGATAGCCGAACTAGATGCCAACTGCGCAGTCATGGGGGCGTACTACTGCGGAGAATGCCTCCAATGTCAGGCATCTGCTGAAATTAGACGGTTGCGCGCTGAGCGCGACCACTGGAAATCCCAATATGCCTCAGCGATGAAAATGATTGATGAACTGGATATTGAACTTGAGCGTTTTCATGAGGACTATAACCTCATTCAATTAGTTGCTCGCTATGGAAGTCATAGTGCTCTCGTTGACGCTTGGGGCGAGGATAAGGCGAGCATCGTACATGCCGAATTAAGTGAAGCAGAAAAACGTCACCGGTCATATCAGTGGAACCAAATTATGAGACAAGCAAAGGCAGACAATGACTAGAAGTCGCCCAATAAGTCAGGTCGAAGTTGAAGAGGAAATCATGCGTCTTACTGACCTGCTGGAACAGGAAACAGAAGCGTTTGAGACACTCGCTGTTGACTCCTCAGTAAAAGAAGCAAATTATAAGTCCACTTGGGCGAAAGAATACCTTGGCGCTAAAGGCTCCATTAAAGAGCGTGAGGCATGGGCAGACTACAAACTTGAGGACCTAACGCATCAGTACAAAATCAGCGAGGCGCTCGTCAAGGCTAAGAGAGAAAAACTCCACTCCCTCAGGACATCAATCGATGCCCTACGGACGCTGGCTGCAAACGTGAGAGCGCAGGTGATGCAATGAGACATCAAGTAGACGAGTCACTCAAAGACCTTTTAGTTGAAGTATCAACACTGGTTCCACTAGAGAACAACCCACGGCGAGGAAATGTTGAGGCAATCCTTGCGTCATACCGTGAGTTCGGTCAACTTAAGCCCATCGTCGTTCGCCCAAATGATGATGGAACAGCAACCGTTATCGCTGGAAATCATCAACTCCAAGCCGCTAAAAAACTCGGCTGGACACATATTGCTGCCGTAAAGTTTGATGCTGACGATTCCCGAGCAGTGGCATTTGCTCTAGCAGATAACAGAACAAATGAACTTGGATACACCGAAGCATCTGCCCTTAATGCTCTTCTTCAGGAAGTTAGCACCAACTACAGCGACCTGCTTGACGGGATGGGCTGGGATATGTTTGAGATGGCGTCCATCAGTGAGCAGGCGCGTCGTATTGAGATTGCTCAAGACTCCGAACCAGGCTATGTGGCTCCAGTAATCATTAATCCGATTACAGAAGAGCCACCTGCAATCGCCGTTCAGGAGACTGAAGATGGTGGGCGAATTGTTCCAGCACAGGATGTTGACAACCGCAAGGTAGCGACGACCGGAAGTACATTGATTGGGGCGTCTGGTGTAAAGAACGCTGTCGTCCAATACAGCCTTGTCTTTGACAATGTTGAACAGCAGACAAAGTGGTACTCGTTCATGCGCTGGCTTCGTTCTGACCCAGCAATTGATGGAGACACGTTTGCCGAGAAACTCATTAATTTTATTGACTCACACGCGGACTACTGACGATGACAAGACAACGAATGTTCCTAGACATCAACTGTGTTGAAGCGGCGCGTGAACGGATACGTCATGTGTACGACACCTTTGACACCGTTTGTGTTCAGTTTTCGGGTGGAAAAGACAGCACAGCAGTGCTTTACCTCGCCAAGGAGATTCATGAAGAGCGAGGTCTTGGACCGGTAAAAGTCATTTTCCGAGACGAAGAAATGGTGTCGCCTCTGGTTCTTAAATACATTGAAGAGGTTCGACAATATGACTGGGTTGACATGGAGTGGTACTGCATGCCAATGGGTCAAGAAGTCTGGGTTCTAGGTCGGCGAGAGTTCTGTTTGCTGTGGTCCGCAAAGCGTGAGCGAGAAGGTCGTTTGTATCGCCCAATTCCAGAATGGGCAATTACCGCTGAGCACTTTGGCTTGACACGAGACCAAGTCCTTCCAGAGTCAATTGACTACTACACAATGCAGGGAAAAACCGGACGAGTCGCATTCCTGACCGGAGTTAGGGCGAATGAGTCAATGATTCGCTATCGCGCATGCGTTCAGAAACTCCATGAGAACTACATCAATGTTCCCTTCAAAATGAAGAAGTCAATACCTTTACGGTTTGCGAAAGTCATTTATGACTGGACAACGAATGATGTTCTTAAGTTCATATCCGAGGAGCATGGGGCAAATTATTGCGAGTACTATGACCATGCCGCGGTCGCTGGCGCCAACACACGCGTTGGCATTCCGCTTCATTCTGTGGCTATCCGGCGCATTAAAGATGTGGTCAATACGGAGCCAGAGTTTTATGACCGGCTTGTGGAGTGCTTCCCTCATATTGATGCTCAGAGACGACTTTGGTCAGAGTTTGATATTGAACTGATGATTGAGATGTACTCATCACGTGGGTGGAAGGGCGTTGAATACTGCATCAACGAAAATATGTTGACTCCGGGTCTTCGCCAGAGAGCATTAGCATTTTCAGCAGAATTTCGTAAAAAGCACAAACTTGACCCATACTCCTACCCAGTAAGTTGGCTTATTCGTAATCTGTTGCTAAATGAGTTCAACATCAGTTCGGTAACACCAGTCGGACCAAAAACAAAAGCACATACAATGCGTTTAGCCGAAGCGCAAGAAATGGCTGAACTAGACGCCCTTGACTATCAGGATGATTCACGATAATGAAACTATTAAGAGGAAAACATCAAATGATTGGCAATGGGGAAATGCAATGGGTGGACCCGAATTCTCTTCGGCTCGCCCCATGGCGCACGACCTATCTACTAAAGCCAGATTTAGAAATCCTTGCTCGGTCGCTTGAAGATTATGGGTGGCTCCAGCCTCTCGTAGTTCAGGCTCAGACAGGTGTCGTAATTGATGGCAACTATCGATATGAAGTTGCCTCAAATCTAAGCAAACTCTCCAAGGCAACAGGTGGACGAGTTCCTGTCATTATGGTGGACTGTGACGACATTGAGGCAATGCTCCTCCATGCTCGGCTGAACCGAGGAAGAGGAAATGTCGTAGCGAGGAAACTTTCTCGTATTGTTCAGTCGCTCCTGCGGTCTCGCAAGTATGGTGAACCGGATATCAAGAGGGCACTAGGAATGTCAGCCGATGAAATGGACCTAATGGTTGACGGAACAATGCTCAAAGACAAAAAAATTGGCGAGCATAAGTACTCGGCGGCTTGGGTCCCAGTGGAGGCTCCGGCAGGAACTGTGGATAAGGCGATGTCAATTGAGCGTCCGCCCAATAGCGACGGATGATATTTACCAGAGATAGGTCTATGGTAAAGTTGGTTGGAGGATTGGAGTACGTATGCCCGTTCCCACAGTCAACCCCGACATTGAACCTGGTGTTAGAGAAGGTCGCCGTCCGGCGTGGTGGCGTCGCGCTCTGGCATTTGTCCTTCGTGGCATGAACCGTCGTCTGGGAGGCGCAGGGAACCCCGAGGGAGCAGGACGAGACCTCCTTCCGGACCGATTCCGCCGAGGGCGCCTCGCTTAATCAAAACCTTCTGCTATTGTTGGGCGCTAAGCGCTCACTAAGGGGCTACTAATGGGAAGAGTCTTGAAAATTGGTATTGCGTCGACCGATTGGTCGCGCTCTATGGTTGACAATGCTGGTCATCCGGTTCCTGGAGGCGCAAATTGGGTACGCCTTCAACAAAACCGTCGTCATATGAAGTATGTGACCGTCTCTGGTCTGCTTGTTCATAGTCCGACCAAGGGTTTTGGAATTCTGGATTGGAACAAAAAAGCGCACTATGACTGTAAAGTCATTATTTTACAGCGACTGATGTTCAAGAATCTTGTTGAGAAACTTGACGATAGGCATAAATATGGTCAGGTCATCATCAATGATATTGACGACTGGTACTGGGGTCTTCACGAAGACAACCACGCATACAAGTTGACACACCCTGACTTCAATAAAGACGAGAATATTGACCACTACAAAAAAATTATTGAAGCATCTGACGGCGTAACGGTTAGTACGCCATTCCTCAAGAACAAATTTGAACAGGAATTTGACTGTCAGCGCGTTGATATTATTGAGAACTGCGTAACAATGATTGACTTTCGAGTCCGGTATCACCGTTCACGCAGGGCAAAGGTTGGCTGGGTGGGGTCTACTTCGCACCGCTCTGGCGACTTAGAACTTCTTGATGGGGTGCTCGGTGCTGGACCGTGGAGGCTTCATCACTCTGGGCATGTTAATGGGGCGGTTCATTTTGCCGACAAAGTTGGGGTGCGGCGAGAGGGTGTCACTCTCAGTCCAATGTTCCACCCTAAGGACTATGCCCGACTTTCATTTGAATTTGATATTGGCGTAGCGCCACTCAATGATATCCCCTTTAACCACGCTAAGTCATGGATTAAGGCTATTGAATATGCGTCTGCGGGGATTCCGGTAGTGATGTCTGACGTTGGTGAATATCGACGACTTCATGACCAGTATGGAATCGGGAGGCTCGCATCTACCAAGGATGAGTGGATTGACCATCTTATGGAACTTAAGGATTACACAGCGCGAACACCTGAGGCGGCGCGAATCCGGAAGCAGGTCAAAGAACTGGATGTGTCAGTAATGGCTAAAAGATGGGATGAGGTTATTTCATCCTATCTATAGCCTTCTCTTAGGAGAACACTTCTGATAGTAAACTATCGGTGAGGAAAGGCGCATTTATGCTCGTCAATATCACCGAAATTGAGCGCTACATGGATGTCAAGTTATCCCCGCGCCAGAATCATGCTGCTGGATATATCCTTGAGGGTCTCCAGAGCGAACTTGAGTCCTACCTGCGTAGACCAGTTGAAGTAGGTACTTTCACTGAGAACTATAGGGTTGAATCGTCCAATGTTGGACTTCCCACATCATCATTCTTTTATGACACCTCTCTTGGAACGGACCAGCGAGTCCAGACGTATCTTCAGCCCCCCTACACGGTGTATGTCCGCAACTCGCCCGTTGTCTCGGTCGCATCAGTAACTGTGACTGCGCCGACGCCCGGAAGCGTTCCCGAAGTATTGGTCGATGGCACTGATTACATTGTGCGGAGATACGGCATAGATGTCTACAGAACTTTTGCTAATGACAATATTGAGGTCGTCTATGATGCCGGTCTTGATGGTGAACAAATTAAGCACTTTAAGTTGATGATTCTGCGAGCGGCATCAAGGGAAATGCAGAATATGCACGACGATGTCGTTGGAATTAAGGACTTGGAGACAAGGAATACCGCACCGCTCACAACCGGATTTACACCTGAGGAACTTGCCTCGGTTCGTCGTTGGCGTAGGGTTCGGGTGGCGTGAAAGTAAAAATAGATATTGATTGCGACGCCGATGACGTCATTCGGCGCCTTGAGGGAATGAAGTTACGCGCAACCAACTTTAAACCGCTGTTTTGGTATGCGCGCCTAGAACTCCAGAGGGCAAATGCTGAAAACTTTGGGGCTGGAGGCTTACCCACCGGAAGTAAGTGGGAACCAAGAACTCGCCCCTATCCGTGGCCTCTCATGATTAGGACTGGCAAATTAATGGATTCTTTGTTGAGTCTATTTGGTCCGCCAAACAATATTGACAATACAAATGCGCAATTTGGAACAAGCGTTGAATATGCAAAGTTCCATCAATATGGAACCACTAAAATGCCAAAAAGAAAGATAGTCTTTGAGCCGAGAGGATTCGCTAGAGATTTGGCTGAAAAAGCGGCTTCCTATGTGGCGAATGCGAGGGTCCCATGACAATGCAAGGTGCTCATAAGGCAAAATACTTTGTCAATAGTTATCTAGAGAGCGACCTTCCGTCGCGCCTGATTACCTACCGTAATGAGTGGAATCTTGACGACGAGGAACTTCCGGAACCCCTGAAGTATATGGTCCACGAGCCTATTGCGATTGACCATTGGCCGACATTGATTACCGCAGCGATTTCAATGAATGGTTTGACTCGTTCTGATTACACTCATCTTTTTGACCCTCAGTTTCGCGTTGATTACGCCATGCGTACCTATGTCTGGGTAAAAGATGACAACGCCGAGTTGTGCACCATCAAGAGGGACAGGCTCGTAACTGTGCTTCGGTCAGCATTTCTTGACGCGCCAAGTCTTAACCGATGTGGCGATGAGGATAACCTTGAGGTATTTATTGACGAGTCGTCAATCCGTGAGGAATACTCGGACCTAACCCTCATTAAGGGTGAAAGAGTTATGGCTGGCGCCTATATCGCATATACGTTGACCGTCAATGAAGTGTCACGAGTCAAACCTCTGTCTGATACATCTACCTATGAGGTCGAAGTGCTTCGCGTAGCAATTGACGAAGATGCCGACGATATCTAGAACTGTTCCACTAGAACTAAGTAGCATTCAGTCACAATAGTTAGCGAGTTCAGTAACGGCTTACAAGATTAGGCGTATAAACACGGTATAATCTTGAAAGTAATGAACTGAGCGAATCGCTTCTACTCCGGAGGAAGGCAAATGCCCGGTATTGTCGTAAATACATCTGTTCGCACCGGACCGTCAACTACGAATGTTTCGCCCACGGCGACATGGTTTGTTGTTGGTCTCACCGAACGTGGTCCGGCTGCTGACCCCAAGAAAGTCACCAGCATCGCTGACTATGAGTCTGTCTTTGGCGATTACACCTCGTATGGCGATGTGTACGAGCAGGTGCAGACCTTCTTCGAGGAGGGTGGCGCTGAGGTCTATGTTTCGCGAGTCGTTGGAGCATCTGCTACTGCTGGCGTCAAGGTTCTTGATAACGACGCCGCTGGTACGGCAATTACGCTCGTCGCCGCTGGTCCGGGCAGTTGGTCGTCCAACCTCTCGGTAACCGTGACGACGCTTGGCTCGGGTCATGTTCTCAAGTTGTACCTCAACGGTGAATTTGTTTATAAGACCGGCGAGTGCACCTCGGTTGCCCAGATGGCGAACAAGATTAACTCGTCGGCACTTGCTGGCAAGTACATCACCGCTACCGCTGGAACCGGAACTATCGCTGTCGTGTCGTCGCCCGCTTCGTTCAGCGCCGGTGATGACAACCGCGCGTCCATCGTTGACCAAGATTGGCTTGATGCGATGGACGCATTCGGCTACGAACTTGGTGCGGGTGCTATTTCGCTTCCGGGATTCGTGACTGCGGGCAATGTTGAGGCAACGCATGAGGCTGTTCTTGCCCACTGCTACGCAAACCATCGCATGGCAATCCTTTCGACGCCTAGCGACTTTGACGAGACTGACGCGGGCGACCACTCGGAATACCTCGCCTCGGTTGATTATGCGGAGTACGGCGGATTGTTCTTCCCGTGGGTGACGATGAACCTTGAGGATGGCACTTCGCTGACCATTTCGCCAGAGGGCTATGTCGCCGCTAAGCGGTCGCTTGCCTTCAATCGCATTGGACCTTGGTCTGCGTATGCTGGTGCGGTTTCGGAATCGAACTTCATCACCGGTCTGGCGCAGACGGTTACCCGAGCGATTGGCAATACCCTTGATGAGTCTCGGTGTAACGCTCTGCGAATCTTCAACAACGCTGTTCGTGTGTACGGCGCTCGCTCGCTGTCGTCGGATGAGGATAACTTCCGATTCCTCAACAGCCGTGAGATGCTGAACTACATCACCGTTCAGGCGCAGGCTCAGTTGGAAGACCTCGTCTTCTCGCCGATTGACGGACGCAACGCCCTCTTCACGCAGGTCAAGGGTCGCCTCATTGCGATGCTGGAGCCGGTGCGAATCGCTGGCGGTCTGTACGAAGCGTTTGATGCCAATGGCAAGCGGATTGACTACGGCTACTCCGTTGTCGTGAACGACGCCATCAACCCCGTCTCGCAGTTGGCTGGAGGTCTCGTGAAGGCCAAGGTCGGCGTGCGAGTGTCCGCAATTGGTGACCAGATTCAGGTCGATGTCACCAAGTCGAATCTCACCGCATCAGTCGTCTGATAAGGAGTAGTAATGACCGGTAAAATTGCACAGCGTCAGATTGTCGCCTCCATCAAGCCTTCGGCTGAGGGCAATGCTGAGACGCCCCCGACGGTGGGAACCGACATGGGTCTGGCGTACTTTGCTCAGGTGACTGGTGGCGAAATCACCGCTTCGGTGGAAAAGATTTACATCGGTGGAAAGTTGTTCCCCGAGGTTCTCTGCGCTCCTGCTGAAATCGGCGACATCACCCTGACCCGTCACTACGCCCCCGATATTGATGCCTCGTTCCTTGGAGCGATTCGTCAGATGGTCGGTCGTGCGTACTACGACATTCAGGTCGATGAGTTGAACTGCAATGTGGCTGTTCCGGAACTCCAGCGCACCTACGCCAAGGCTCTCCTTGTCGGTGTGACTGAGCCGGAAGGTGACGCGGCTTCTGGTGCTCCGGCAACCTACTCGCTTACCTTCAGCATTCAGTCCGTTAAGTAATACCTCAAACAACTTAAGAAATTGGCTATAGGGGTACCGCTAGGTGCCCCTATTGTCATGCTAGCGTGCCGTTCATGAGCGACTCCATGTTTGAAACCCCGTCTGAACCTGCCCCCAAGAAGGCAGGCATCAAGGACGAAAAAGCCCCCTCGGTGCTTGACCAGTTGAAAGCCGTGCTTTCCAAGAAGGTTGAGCGCGAGCCTGTTTTTATTGAAATCCCCGAGCGTCCGGGTGTGACAATTCAGGTTTCTCCCAATATCACCCAGCATCAGTTGCGTGCATGGCGAAAGAATGCCGGAGAAGACACCAAGAACGGTCTAGATGCCACCAAGTTCGCCTGTGCCGTTATTGGGCATACATGCACCGGAATCTTCGTTAATAACGAACAGGTGGTCAATGAGGATGGAATTGGCTTGACTTTTGCCTCTGATGCAATCCTTCAGATGACTGACACGACTCGCCCGATTCCTGACTGTGTGCGCGCTTTCTTCGGCATTGACCCGCATGTGGAAAGCGCTGCGCTTGCTGTTCTTGAAGCCGCTGGATACTCGGACACGGTTGAAACCGTGGACCCTACGAAGGCGTCCTAGAAGAACTTCAGTCCGACGGACGCATCCAGACAGCCGCCCGTCTGGGCGAACTATGGGGAACTGACCCCATCAAATTACTTGACTGTTCTGAAGAAGAATGGTTAATCAGATACGCGTGCGCAAAGATTATTGAGGCTGACCGCGCCGAACAAGAGCGTAAAATGAAAGCACAGCAAAAATAACGCTCTTGTCCATCTAGCAGAGGCTTGACATGGCTGACGAACGCGTCGTAATTAAAATAGATGTCAAAGCCGATACCTCTGCGATTGACCGCGTCCAGCGCAAACTTGCTGCCCTCTGCGCTCAGGCAAGCAAATGTGATGACACATTTAATGGATTAAGCGGTGATATTGATAAGACCTCTGAGAGCCAAAAACGCCTCGGCAGAGAGTCGGATAGCACCTCCAGCAAATTAAAGAAAACTGGCAGAGAGGCAGGAGCGCTCTCCAAGATTCTTAAAACTGGTCTCAAGTTCGCGATGATTGGTTCTGCAATTGAAACTGCTGCGCTAGCCGTTGCCCTGTCGTCGGTTAATGGCTTGCTGGCAACCGGACGATTCTTAGTTAAGTCATACCAAGTAGTCATGTCGGGCCTGGCGAAAGCCGCAGCAGTCGCTGGTATTGCGCTAGCAACGGTTGCTGCTGCGCAGAAGCAATATATCGCTGCCCAGCAGGCGGGTCGCTATGGAGGATTTCAGGGGGCGGCTATTGCCCTACGCACGATGTCCGCTGATGCCCGTCTAGCCGGACTCAGTATGAAGAGTCTAAATTCAGCGTTTGCAGCAGCATCGAAGAATGCACGGGTGACCGGTGGTACAACCAGCGCGATTGCTGGATTGATGGACTTTGCAGCAGCCACTGGTGACATTGAAAAAGGTGTTACTTCTGTAGCAACCCTTGTTTCTCTGATTCAGAAAGGAGGTGTCGGAGGCGCAGGGGTCGCTGAAGCCGCGAAGCAACTAGGTCCTGAGTTTGAAAAGGCTTTTAAAGAGGTGTCACGGGGTGGAAAAGCATCTGCTCAAGAAGTGCTTAAAGCATTTTCTGGTGGTGATATGGCTAAGAAGGCGGGGATAGGCGGAACATTTGCCGCTATGCAAGGAACGCTGATTGGGCAATTTAAAGCGTTCATGCAACAAATGCAGACAGAAGCATCAGACCTTGGTGCACGATTCATTACGCCAGTTCAAGTTGCTTTTGAAAAAATACGCACGATAGTTATACGCACATTCACGCAAATCTCGCCATTACTATCTGACTTTGCTAATGGTGGACTATTGGGGAAAGTAGTTAACGGAATTGACAAAATAGCGCAATTCCTCGTGAAGTTGATGAGGGAGTATGTCCCAGCAACACAGAATTTCTTCGGAAAGTTAAAGGGATTCTGGGATGGGCTTGTTTCTGGATTTGAGCGGTTTAATGCCTATCTCCGTGGACTCAGTGAATCAAGCAAGATAATTAATCGGTTTTTCGGGAAAATTCTCAAGGCTATTGGGGGCGGGCTGAAGAAAAACTTTGAGCAGTTTGCTGTTCAAGTACAAAAAAATGAAGGCAACCTTGATAAGTGGGGCGATTCAATTGTTCGGCTCATAGACGCTATTTTTGAGTTGTCACGCGCATTTAGGGACGCTTTCTTCGCTGCCCTTCCGGCTATTACAAAAATTGCCGATGCCCTTACTCTGGTTCTAAACATCGTCAGCGGAATCATTAGTGGTCTAAGCAAATTGGGACCTTTGGGCGGTCTTGCTGGATACATGGGTTTACCGCTACTGATGGGCGGAATGGGACGAATGGCGAAGGGAGGGTCGTTCATCGGACCCGGCATGAAAAAGATGTACGGGGTAGCGACCAGTCCTCTCGGATTGACAGCAATAGGCGCTCTTGGCACTCAGGCTCTAACGAATAATCGTGGCTCAGTGGTTGAGACTGGTGGCGATATTGCTACCGGCGCAATTATTGGGTATGGGGCAACAAAGGCGATTGGCGGTGCTGGAGGAATACCCATGCTCGGCGCATATGCCGGACCGGCTGCCCTTGCGACGGCTGGTGCCGTTGGCGCATACACAGCAGGAAACATGGTTGGAAGTGCTACATACCGTGCAACTGGAGGCAACAGGGCAGCAACTGTTGGCGCTGCCGGTGCTACGGGCGCAGCCGTTGGCGCGGCAACAGGAGCGGGCGTGGGCGCACTTCTTGCTGCTCCGACACTAGGCACTTCAGTCATTATTGGCGCGATTGCTGGTGCGCTTATTGGCGGAGTCGCAGGATGGATGCAGGATGGGAAGTTTAAAAAGCAAGCAAAAAAGGCTGCTGGACAATTTGTTGATAACTATGTAGGCGTAATGGAAGAGGCGCTTGCTAATAATGATGTTGATTCGGCGCGTCAACTTCTGAATGACTTTGGCAAAGAAGCCAGAAATATGGCTAATGACCAAGTGAAGTCAGGGACTGCACTTAAAGAGGCAAATAAGAAGTTTTACGAACAAAATAAGAATGTCATTGATTCCACAACATTAATGATATCTAGATTCAAAGATTTGGAACGAATTTCTGGTCTCACTACTGAAGAGGTTCAAAATCTAGCAAATACAGCCGAGGTTGACCTCGGAAATAGCATGCTAACGCTGTCAGACATTCTTGCTGCGACAGGTATTGCTACCGCCCGCTTTGGCGATGATTTCAAGTACGCAATGACGGATATTTATGCGTCGGCTACATCCAGTATTCGCCAGACTCTTGAACTCGTTCAAGCACCGGATATCTACGCTGCCGCTGGGCGCGCATTTGGAGAGAAGGGACGTGCTAACACCGTAACGGACGAAGACCGCGCTGCATTCTTTGAGGATATTTTTCAGCAAAGTCTCCTAATGGCTGGTGGCGACCCGATTCAGGCTTACCTCAATATGCAACGTGAATATGGGACAGCCGCGCGTCCCGGTGGGCAGTTCTCGGTCATGCAGGGAGGGAAAAAGGGCGACCTTTACGGACTAGCAGATGTCTTCTTTGGTGGAGGCGGAGCCGCAATGTTTGGTGGCGCCATGGGACAACTTGGCGCTGGCGCAGCCGGATTAACTGCCGAAAATATCATTGCTGAAGCAGCAAAACTGAACCTTGATATCGGCATGAGCAAGGAAAGTTTGACTGCTGAACTTATTAAAATGGCACAGAATGACCCAACTAAGTTTGGTCAAATCCTCCAACAGACGTCTCAGGGAGGATTCCTCACAATGCCCGGTGGTTATGTGGGCGCAGGGGCAGATTTTAATAAGATAGTTGGTGACCAACTCACTAATGTTCTTGGTCCCCTTGGGGATAAATTGAATCTTCAGCAGACGACAAGCAAAACCATGTCTGACGCTGCAACGGGGTTCAAGACCGCAGTAAACGACGTATTTGCAGTAGCCGTTGACAAGTTTGCTAGTGCCGTCGGATTTTTTGACGACAAGGGTGACACATCAACCCCCCGCCGAAACTTCGTCAATATGATGAATGTCCACAACCGAATTAATGGCGGTATTGCTGGGCGTCGTAGTATCACCTCTGGTGTTCGAGGCTTCAACCTCGGCTCCATGAACTCTGACCATGCTGCGGGTCGGGCATACGACCTCGTTGGGCAGAACCTCGGTCTGTATCAGGTGGGCGTTCGTGCTGGCGGCGGTTACGCCGAGTTCCATGGAACGGGCGCTCAGCGTCACCTCCATGTTGTACCCGGCATGGATAGTGCAATTGGAGATACGGCAACGCCCTATATGGGTGGAACAATCTCTACGCCGACGGCAACAACCAATAACAACAGCATCAATGTAACTGTCAATGCTTCACAAGGAATGGATGTTCAGGCGCTAGCAAACGAGGTGATGGCTCGCATTGAAGCGGCTCAGGCATCTTGGTCGGAGCGGAGGTAAGCCATGGGAAAGAAGACTCCCGCTAAGGAACGCGCAGAAAAGAAAAAGAAGCAGAAGAAAAGCGGTGGTTCAACTAAGCCAAGCGGTCTTATTAGTGACCTGCGTAAGATTGTTGTTAAACCGAGGACTCGTAATCGCTCGGGCACTGCAACACGACTAGCCGCTCGTTCAGCCAATACCTCGCCTATTAAGGCTCCTGCCCAAGCGGGCATGCATACCATCAAAACGGCAGATGCTACGCAACAGCAAATGTCATTTTATTTCCCGTTTACACCCCAACAACTTCAGTACTCAAATATTGGACCAGAACTGAGTGAAATTCAGCGTCCCGGCAAGACGCCAATTATTGCCTTCAACCGATTTAAGGCTCGCCAGATTGCTCTAAAAATTACGCTTGCTGTACCGCAGGACGGTCTATTCACCGCAATTGATGACGATATGGAGTTCCTATTCAAAATGGCGAATAGCGCTCTCCCTGTTTATTTCACGAATATGGATAAGCAGGTAAGCAACCAACTTGGGTCAGCGACTGACTCCTCCAGTCCACGTCTCATGTGGTCAATCATTGACCTGAACTTTGCTTCAATACGGCGTAATGCGGATAATCAGGTAACAGTTGCTGAGGCTAATCTTACACTTGTTGAGAACATGAATCCTGTTGCCAAAATTGCTGAACTACCAGTGATTACTTATAGCGAGGCATTGCCCGTTACGCCTAAGAAATCATCTGGGAATAAAGAAGAGGACTACTTGACTATCTCGCAAGTACGTCAAATTATCATTACTGATACGCGAACATAGCCATGGCTTATTTTGACGATATAAATGAGGCGCTCTTTAAACTGGGTGACCTTGGAACTCTTGCGTCTCGTGACATAACGCAATCCATTACAGAAATGAGCGTGTCACTGACGCTCAGCGGTTCATCACAAGTAGCAGTAAGCGTTGTTGACCCAAACTTTGCATTCGCTAAGGCAAACTACTTCCAGATTCGTAGAGATATTTTCTATAGGGATATGTGGTTTGAAATCGCTGCGGTTGAAACATCGCGCGGCGAGTCTATTCACCCCCTGTATTCGCTTGAATGTCGGTCAAAAGCAGTTCAGTTAATGAAGCGAGATAAAAAGCCAGAGGCATATCGTGGGATGACCGGATATGACTTTGCTCAGGCAATGGCAAAGAGATTTGCGCTTAACTTCGTCGGTGAACGGACAACTAAGAAGCAGTCTATCGTCAAGGGTAAGGGCAAGGATTCTGATGACTCTGTATGGACCGTGCTTCAGAGTCTTGCTGGAGAGCAGAAGTTCATTTGCTTCGAAACAGAGGGAACGCTGTTCTTTTGTTCAGAGAAGTTTCTTTTGGGTAAATGGGGTGACCCTAACTTTGCCTATGGAGACTTTAAGTTCATCCCGTTTGTCTATCCAGAACCGAATACCGACCTATTTCCTAGCGCCAAGGATAAGTATGTCCTTCTGGACCAGCCTCGTGTTCGGCGGTCAGACGACGATATCAAAGCCGCCGAAGGGTCAATCCTTGTAGATAGAGCGAACGGAATCAAACTACGTCCCGGTCAGACCATCTATCTCGCCGGTATTCCAGATTTTGAAGCGTTTTACATCATCACGGATGTCTCGTTTCGAGAAGGTAGTGCAGAACCCGTACAAGTTCAGTTCCGTGTCCCCGTTGACCCAACGAAGGAAAAGATTTCAACAAACGGAACAAAGCAGACACCGGGAGCAAATACCCAGCCGAGCACATCGACGAACCCGCCACCGGGCGTGCCGAACATCAAAATTCCTGTTGCTCTTAGCCCAACAGCAGCAATGAAGTATGCTGAAGAAGTCTTGCGTCGTCAGCGGTTTAGGGGTCCAGGCGAGAAAATCAAGCGCGTTGTCTACGAGGCAATTTTAGGACTCCTTAATCGAAGAACAGCCGAGCAGGTCATTGCTTCTATTAATAAGGATACCCGCATTACCGGCTATGCAAAATTGACAAGAGATATCGTATTCTCATATGTTCTCGGCATACCATCAACGCGATTTGGAGTGTCTGGTGGGTTGACAACCTCAGAGTCAGCCCGAGAAGAAGCGAATTTCATCAAACGGTTTGGCGCCCAGACGTCTACTCCAGTGCCGACCAAAACCTCTCAGTCGTCAAAGACTGGCGCTGATTATTCGTCAACTACACCGGGCGTTAAGTCGACAACGAAAACAAGTGCCGACCAATTGAGTTCAGGCTCAATCCCCATTCCAAAACAAGAAACGCCACCTAGTTCTCTGCCTAAGGTGAACCTTCCAGTTGAGGCAATCGTTGCCATTGGACAGGCATTGAGGCGGGATGCCCCCTCTGACATTGACGGTCCTCGTTATTCGAGGATTAATCAGGACATTATCGCTAATGCGCTGCAAATCTATAATATTCCTGACATTGCCAATAAAGCCAAAAAGATGAATACCTATTATAGTATTTATAGAGACCCCGCTTCTCAGTTCAAATATAATGCTCTTTACGCGTCGTGGCCGTATATCTCTGGGGGCGGTTTCTCTTCTATTAAACTTTCAGCGCCCTACACGATTAGGAAGCGATGAGCGAAAACGTCACAGTTCCCTCAAAAACCGCTGGTACGCCACTTGAGCCAGGTGGACTATATCTAGGTATCGTCAGGCAGGTTTCCGGCACTCAGGTATTCGTAGAACTACCTCTCGTCAGTCCTGGCTTTGCGTTCGGACCATGCCTCGTTGTTGCCAACCGAGCATCGGTTACAACGACTTCATCTAGCGGATATCTGACCTCGGTGACGGTAACTAATACAGTACCGAATGTTGGCGACCGTGTTATCTGCGCCTTTCTTAATAATGAACGGTCAGAAATTGTCGTTCTTGGACGAGTCCTGTAACTCGGCAAATAGTGGCAAAATAGAGGCGTGGACACCTTCAAATTTCCGATTCGCTTTGCCAATGGCGGGGTTGAGAAGTTCATTGACGGAACAGACGAGTATTATTCGCACCTGTTGGCTCTTGTTGTTCAAATTCAGCCAGCGGACCTTCCGCTCAACCCTCAGTACGGCGTCACCGACCCCACATTTTCTGAATCGCTGATTCGCGACCTTGCTCTCAGTGTTGGTGGATTTATCCCAGAAATAATTGTTGAAAACGCTGAGATTACCATTGAGGACAACGGAGAGTCTAGAATAGACATAGCCTTCAGCCAAAGGACTTAAAATGACGTCTCCGGATTTCTCGGAATATATTGACCTGACTATCAATGACCTACAGCCGGTCGACGTCTATACGCTCGCTCGTGACTACGCCCTTGTGGCTCTGCCGGAATTTGACCCACGAGTCGGCACGGTTGAAGATGCCATGCTCGAAGCAATGTCATACGTTTCTGGTCTTGTAAATGGTGCAGTTAATCGTCTTCCCAATGGACTGATGGAGGGGCTGCTTCGTCTTATGGGATTCTTCCGAGATGAAGCAACCTTTGCTTCTGGAAGTGTAGTCTTTACAACAATTGATACCGCTGGTCTAACAATCCCCTCGGGGACTCAGGTGAGTTTTAGCGAAGCAACCGACGAGGGCATCGTTGTCCATGTCTATGAAACGACAGAGACAGTTGTAATTGCCGAAGGAGAGTCAACCTCTGACCCCGTTCAAGTTGCGGCTATTGAGGCAGGAATTAAGCCAGTCATCTCAGACGGCGCATCAATGAATATTCTTACACCGATTGCCACTCTCTTTACAGCGACATTTGATGGCTCATTCACGCAGGGAACGGAATCCGAAACTGACGAGGATTTTTTCCGACGAGCATCAACATATCTCGGAAGTCTCAGCAGGACGCTTGCTACGGCATCGCAAGTTACTGATTATTTGTTGACTACCTATGCCGACGCATACCGAGTGGCGACTTA